TACTGGTTTAACTCTATGCCAAACAAAACTAGGAAATACAATAATAGAACCTTTTGGTAATATCTCTTTACATTGTATTTTATGTTTTGCTTCGTCTCTCATATGTGGATCATAGTTTCTAAAATCAAATTCTAATTCACCACCTGTGTATTCTGAACCATCTGTTAATTGACAAGTCATAGATAGTTTTCGAATTCTTCCGTGTTCTGGATTATTAACATCATCTCGTTGATAAGGTTTATCCCAACTATCACAATGCCAATCATAGTATTGATTGTGTTTGTATTTTGTAAATTGACAAGACTCACTTCTTTCCCAATCAAAGTTCCAATCAGCTTGTCTATTAGCTTGATGCACATATGGATGTAATTCTTTATATATCCAAGTATCATTAAGCCATACCAAATCAGAATTTCTTTTTCTTTTTAAATCTAATACTTCTTGCTTGTTTAATTTTTTATCACCATAGCCACCAGTTCTAGCCATAACTTCTTTTTGTTCATTAGCGTATGCTATAACATCGTCACAAAATCTAGGTGTCAACGCTGATTTAAAATACCAATAGTAATTAGATATATTCATATGTTATCGTTTGAATAAAATTCAAACTGTCTTTCTGGTCGTTTGTAATGTAATACATATTTGTAGATGGAAACATTATAAATTTATTGTTAGTAAGTTCTATATCCCAAGACCTACCTTTCCGTCTATTATCTTCATAATGCACTCGAACCCAACACTTATTAACTTTGACACCATATAATAATATAAAGTCTGGTGAGTTTTTAAGATCAACTGGATCTACATCTAGTAATGGTTTTGATGTTTGATTTGGTTTGTAAATATTACCCCAAGAATTTTTATTGATAAGGTTAATACCATACTCAAGACCAATATGATCTCGCATATATGTATTCAACATATCCCAAGTTCTTGAAAATGGAAATTCTTTATTAGTAAAAGATGATTGTAAAATGTCACCTGATAATTTATCTCGGTCTATGTCCCAGCCTTTGGGCATAGCCACATCACCAAAATATAGAGCTTGCTCTGTTAATACTTTCTTATGCATACCACTAATAGTCATACAATACTCCTTTATATTTTTCAATTATATATTTAGGTAATTCTATATTTGGATAATCAAAATTTTTTAATTTACCTATGTGTAATGTATGCATTGGAGCTCCCATTACACTATCGTCATATTTAATACCATTAATTGAAAATTGATCTTTAATATCAAAGCTATGTTTAAATTTAGGTATATTTAAAAAATCATATATACCTTCTAATATTTTTGTAGGGTTTTCTACAAGATCTTCGTATTTTACAAAATACACATTTTTTTTATCTTTTATAAAATTATAAGCCATAAAAGACCAATCAAATAAATCTCCTTTTTTAGTTATTAATTCTATTTTTTCTTCTAATTCAGTTTTATGTAAAGAAGTTTTATCTAGTTCATTGTATTGTTGATTTATATAAAAATTAGAATGGTCATTGCATAATTTAATATATGATTTAATTACGTCTATTGGATTTCTTAACAAGAATATAATTTTAATATCTTGTAAAAAATATTTAAAAAGAAGGCTAAAATTAGCAGGAGTAGCCCATTCTCCTCTATCAATTATATATTTCTGTGGCCAATCTTTATAATAATTATTAAATACGTTTAGTAATATATTATTATAATCTTTTTCACTTTTAAAATTATTATAAGTAAATTTATTCTTAATAGAATTTAATTCAAATAAAACATCAGGAAGACTTGAGTGACCACTTGTGCCAATGTCTTTATTTTGATTTAAAATTTTTGCTAATAATGTATTTCCTGATCTAGGAAACCCTGTAAGAAAATGTACTTTCTTTTGCATACCACCACCGTTTTTAATTTATGCTAATCGATCTGTCAAGTCCCAAGATTGGCCGGATTCATTCCAAGCGTAATACCAACTGTTTGTTCCAGCTGTATTTTGTGATTCTTGTTCTGCAGTTAATGCAGGAGCATCACCGATTGGTGATTTCCAAGAAGCTGATTCTATATGTTTTACCCAAGATGCATGTGGTTTTTTAGGCCAGAAGATTTCATTATCTTCATCCCAAGTATAACCTATACCTGCGTAATTACCTCTTAAAGGTGTTCCACCATCTTTATGTTGACCATTGGCTGTATTGTAAG